CCAGATGCTGTTGAAATAGCATTATATGGTGTAAAGAATGGGAGTGTCATTTCTCCACCCTGTGAGTTTGTTGGGTCAAGATAAATATGAGGTCGCTGTGTAAGCAACACCATATCATTCAAAGTGTAACCAGTCTCAGGTGACAAGTTATCCGCATCTGCTAACGGCAAATATGCCAGTATTGCTCTCCCATAAAAGAAACTGTTCCCGTTGAGAACAACTTTTAGTTTGAGTTTAGCTGACATTAACCGAAAATTTGAAATACGGTTAACAACACGTGGATTCTCAAAATAGAGAGACCACGGATCAAATTGAGAATTGACTGTAACACCAACATCCCACGTTTGTTCAAAAATCCTCACTGGACGACTGAAAAAGTTTTGTAAACCTACGTCACTTGTAAAGGATGAATTTCGTAAAGGGTCATAAGGCACAGATTGATCATAACCGAAACCGGCATGAGCATCTGAAAACTTCATGACTTGCATCGTTGTTTCAGGAGAAGCTTGTTGTTCATGCTCCTCCGATTGCCGCTTGATATGCGGTCGTTTCTGTGTGGCACCAAGTAGCCCTGAAAGTATCCAGGCATAGGTTACCGTAGAACAAATCATCACTACTAAGTAAATCAAAAGTGATGATCTCGGGTTGTCCAACCCTGTGTTTTGAGCCATAAAACACGAATGGGCATTCTCTGAGGTGAATGCTGCCTCCTTCCCACCAAAGGGGCTCCTTATATCGCTAGGAAAGTGTCTCGATAGTGTATTTATCCTTCCATTCCGTGACTCGAGTATCAAACGGTTTGAAAGCAGTCGTTTTAGGGAGACCAGCCCTGTGAACAACTTCAGAGAGTTGTTGAAGTCGCATTTCATAATGCTCTTTCCCATAACTAAACCACTCGTGAAGAGCGGTGTCACAACAGTTAAGAGCAACTTCATGAGGCGACGTTGTTTTGGAAGCTAGGTTGCAGTGCAAACTTTTGAAAATGGACATTTCATCAAGTTGGCCAATAGAACAGCCGATTTGAGGAATATAATGGCTTTTCCGTTTCAGGAAGTCGCATTCCTCTTTTTCCATGAACTCAACTTCATCATCTGACTTATTTGGTAGTGTAATCTTGATTCCATATTGAGCAAGAAATCGCTTATACGAGATAAAATTGAAATTTCTCGCATCTTTGCTCACAGAACCAATCATGTCATCACCATATGTCATAGCAGAAACCCAACTGCGGAAATCGTGTTTGTCTGGATACGCATGGAA